GAACGCTATTATTTGTGCGTCATTCGGTGTATTCAGTACCGGTATTAATATTAAGAACTTACACAATATTATATTCGCGTCGCCCAGTAAGAGTCCTATTCGTGTATTACAATCAATCGGTCGTGGATTACGTAAGGCCGACAATAATCAAGAGACCCAATTACTAGATATGTGCGACGACCTACACTGGCGCAGACACAAGAACTATTTACTTGGTCATGCCGCTGAGCGTATTAAGCTGTACGAAAAAGAGAACTTTAAATATAAGATATATAATATTGATATAACATAAACCTACGGAGATACAGTAATGGATAAAGAAGACGCTATCACGCCCCAATACGACGTCATTCAATGTGTACTATCAAATGGGCAAAGTATTATTGGTCAAATGACTGATACTGACGAAAACGGCGATGATACCCTATCGTTAAAAAACATTTATTGTGTACTTAATTTAGGTAACCAACACCGCCCTCAACCTGGTGATGAAGCTTTAAACATGTTTGAATTACCTATTGGTGATTTTGTTACTCTTTATCATTATATACCTGGTATGGAATTAGGTAAAACATACGGCATATCTAAAAATCATATCATCTCTACGTTTATCGCCTCTGAAGAATTGATCACAATTTATTCCGAAGTTCTAGTACATGATCATATGGATATTCTTGATCGTAAGTATGAAGAAATAGAAAAGGAACAGGCTGAACTTGATTTTAAGGAGATGCGACTAATGGATGTCGCGACTAATTTAAGACCTCATGTCGAGGATACAGATTCTGATGCTGATAATATTATTAAGTTTAATCCTAAACTACATTAGACCTTATCCTGTCCACCGTATTCACTGTACCTTAAATTAGATACTGTTGAGGAGGATTAAAGGTTATAACCTTATTATACAACAAAACCACAAGTATGTAAATAGAAAAACGGAAAATAAATAAAATAAATAAATCTATTTACAAATAGTGAAATATATTATATAATAGATATATCATCAACGCAAAGTATGAGAAATAAAAATGGAAATTACGAAAAAGATTAAGCCTAAAGACCGACCGCATTATATTAATAATCGATTCTTCTCTGAATCGGTGGTCGAATATGTCAAAACTGTACATGCCGCGACAGAGGCAAAAACCACTCTGCCTATAGTCACTGATTATTTGGCTGAATGTTTTCTGAAAATCGCGACGGGTCTTTCCCACAAATCTAATTTCGCGCGATATACCTACCGAGAAGAAATGGTCATGGACGGCGTAGAGAATAGTCTGAAAGCTATACTGAATTATAATATTGAATATGCTACGAGGACAGGTAAACCTAATGCATTTGCTTATTTTACGCAAATTATTTACTTTGCCTTTTTACGTCGCATTGCCAAAGAGAAGAAGCAACAAGATATTAAAATGCGATATATCTCTGAAGGTAGTATATACGATTTTGCTGATGTGACTAACGGAAGTGCTGAAAGTATTAGTGTCTCTAATAGATTCGTCGACGTTCTTAAGGATAGGATCAATCTAGTAAAAACATCTGACCAGCATTTCTCTGAATACGTGAAAGCTAAGAAGAGAAAAAAACGTTCGACGGCCCAAGCCGATTCCGATCTATCTAAAATTATGGAATAATATTATATAATGAAAATACCTATCCTAACGGATACCCATTGTGGTACTCGTAATTCGTCTGAAGTTTTTATTAATTATCAATCTTCATTCTACCAAGACATATTCTTTCCTTACTGTAAAGAGAATAATGTCACGCAAATAATTCATGGCGGAGATTATTATGATCATCGTAAGTACATAAACTATAAAGCTCTTAATTCGAACCGCAAAACCTTTCTCGAACCATTGAGACAAATGGGCATTAGCATGGATATTATTCCAGGCAATCATGATGTGTTCTATAAAAATACTAATGATCTTTGCGCACTCAAAGAATTGTTAGGTTTCTATACCGGCAATGTTAATATCATTATGAATCCCGCGGTGCACGACTACGGTGGACTCAAGATGGCTATGCTACCTTGGGTAAATAACGAGAATTATGCTGAGTCTATGCAATTTATTAAAAACTGTAAAGCCTCATGGATTATGGGTCATTTAGAATTAGACGGATTTGAAATGATGAAGGGTATTACTAGCCAAGGTGGTATGTCGTCTACTATATTCTCACGATTCGAAAAGGTATTGACTGGTCATTTTCATACTAAATCAACACGAGGTAATATCCATTATCTAGGTTCGAGTATGGAATTTACTTGGTCAGATGCTGATGATCCTAAATATTTCCATGTAATCGATACCGAGACTCGTGAGCTAGAGATGGTAAGGAATCCAATAACGTTATTTACTAAAATCTTCTATGACGACGAGGCAAACAATTATAAAGACTATGACTTCGCCAAGCTCAAAAATCAATTCATTAAGATTATAGTGGTAAATAAAAATGATCCTTTCTTGTTTGATAAATTCATCGATGCTGTTAATAGCGTAGATATACATGAACTGAAAATCGCCGAAGACTTCTCTGAATTTACGGGTGAAAATATTGGTGACGATAATATTTCGTTTGAGAATACGACAGAACTTCTGAATTCTTATGTAGACGAAATTGATACTGCGCTAGATAAAACTAAGCTTAAGTCGATGATACATAATGTATATATAGAATCATTGAATAAGGAAATTGTATAATGATTATATTTGAGGACATTCAATGGTCCAACTTTCTGTCTACGGGTAATAACCCTACCAAGATTTTTCTGAATCGTTCTTCGAGTACGTTAATTGTCGGACAGAACGGTGCTGGTAAATCTACTCTTCTTGACGCGCTATCATTTGGTCTCTTCGGTAAGGCCCATCGTAATATCAAGAAGGATCAACTGATTAATTCCGTCAACAAAAAGAATGCTTTAGTTGAAGTTAATTTTAAAGCTGACAAGACTCAGTATAAAATAGTACGTGGTATTAGACCGACTATATTCGAAGTTTGGCAGAACGGTGTTATGATTAATCAGGATTCTACGTCTCGTGATTATCAAAAGTTATTAGAACAAACTATCCTAAAGTTTAATCACAAATCATTCCATCAGATTATTGTTCTTGGTTCAAGTTCGTTTATACCTTTCATGCAATTACCTACAAACCAACGTCGTGAAATAATTGAGGACCTACTTGATATCACGATCTTTTCTGTCATGCGTGAAGGTATCAAGGAAAATCTTGGTAAGTTACGAGAACAATTAGCTGACAATGATTACCAATACAAGTTGATCAAAGAAAAGATTAAGCTAAAACATGATTATATTTCTGAGGTTGCGGTAATCAATGACGATATTATTAAGAGCAAACGTACCGAACAAGATACTATTACTGATGGTATCGTCGTTACTCAGAAGGAAAATAATATACTGAAACATTTGCTTGACACAAATAAAGATAGACTCGAAACCGAGCTGCAGGAATTAAATAAACAAAAAACTGTTATCATGAAACGCGGCGCGAGTATCAATGCTGAAATAAACCAGGTAGTAAAAGAAGCCAAGTTTTATGAGAACAACGATAATTGTCCGACATGCCACCAAGATCTAGATTCAGAATTAAAAGAAACTCATATCAATAAAGCTCAGACAAAGGCCAAAGCTTTAAGTGTCGACATGACCGAGGTCAGTACACGAGAAAAATCAAACTCTTCAAACACTGTTACAATTAGTACTGAATTAAATAAGTTATACGACAATCAGAATAAGATTAATTCTAATAATAGTATCATAAACAATCAAAATTATCAGATAGAAACTATTGAAAAACAAATAAACGATCTACTAAATAAAGATCCTGACGTAAGTAAATCTAAGATTGAACTGAATAAGCTCGAAGAATATCGTTCAGAAATAGAAAGCTTACGTTATACCATGCTTGAAAATAGATTATATAACGAAGCCATATACGAATTGTTAAAAGATACCGGAATCAAGACTAAAATTATTAAGCAATACCTACCGGTAATCAATAAGTTAATCAATAACTATTTACAGGTAATGGATTTCTTTGTATCATTTAATCTCGATGAAACCTTTTCTGAGAATATTAAATCAAGGCATAGAGATATATTCAATTATGATTCATTCTCTGAAGGTGAGAAGGCTAGAATCGATTTGAGTTTATTATTCACGTGGCGTCAAATAGCTAAGATGAAAAACTCTATCTCTTGTAATCTATTAATACTCGACGAAACATTTGATTCGAGTCTGGATTTTGACGGCACAGATAATCTGACTAAAATCCTAGATACTCTCGACACCGACACTAATACCTTTGTTATAAGTCATAAGGCTGACGTACTTGAAGGCAAATTCCGAAACAAAATTGAGTTTGTCAAGGATAAAAACTTTAGTAGAATTGTATAAATCTATTTACAAAGCATAACAAATGTGTTATAATAAATCTATAATTAATTAAATCAAGGAACTATACTATGGAACTAAACGCGAAGACCCTCACAGTTTTAAAAAACTATGCGACTATTAACCCGAACTTTGTGTTCAAGCACGGGGATTCGATTACTACTATGTCGGAAGCTCGTAACATTCTATCGATGCACAAGCTCTCCGAGCCTTTCGATAAAGAAGTAGGTATATATGATCTACCTGAGTTTTTGTCTGCTATTGATCTGGTTGATTCTCCTCGATTTAAATTCGAAGATGATTACGTTATTATCGGCGACAGCACCGGTCTTTCAAGCATTAAGTACTTCTATTCAAGCGCTGAAATGCTAACTCATCCAAATGAAAAATTATTGGAAAACGCTCAGAACATGGGCAATCCTATAGTTACATTCCAACTAGATAATGAAACACTTTCTAAGTTGAAAAAAGCTGCATCTGCCTTCGGTCATTCTGATCTGGTCGTAACTAAATCTGAAT